TACGAAGTGTGGAAGCCGTCGATCATAGGTATTGAGAAAGGGCACATCGAGATGGCTCTTGGGCCATTCCTCGAGAAACGTGTACGCGAACGTGGGCTCTACGAGGCGTACTTCAAAGACTTAAAGACAGGCCGCAGGGACAAAGAAGCGCGCGCCAGAGCAATCCAAGGTCGGATGCAACAGGGTATGGTTTTCCTGCCCCGAGACGAAGAATTTACAGGCCCACTGGTAGCAGAGTTATTGCGCTTCCCGAATGGGGTACACGACGACCAGGTGGACGCCCTGGCCTGGATTGGTTTGATGATGACTGAGTTCAGCACCTTCCATGAAAAGGTAGAGCACGTACCAAGCTGGAGAGACAAGCTGCCTGGGTTACTTAAAGGCGAACGCACTAAATCGGCAATGAGCGCATAAAAATGACAAAGACAAAGAAGATAGATCCTGCGAAGGAAGAAGAGATTACCCGCACTCAGTGGGCTCGCTACGAGCGCGCACGGGACAATGGGCACTTAGACTACGTGGATATGGCGCTCAAATGTGATGAGTATTATCAGGGCGATCAATGGGACCCTGACGATGCGGCTGCCCTAGAAAACGAAGGGCGCCCTGCTCTAACGATCAACACCATCCTTCCTACTATTAATACTATCTTAGGTGAGCAGTCCTCGCGCAGAGCAGACGTCAAGTTTAAGCCGCGAAGAGGTGGAGATGAGGCCGTAGCGCATACTCTCACCAAGCTGTACCTACAGATATCGGACAGTAACAAGCTGGACTGGGTTGAGCAGCAGGTGTTCTCTGACGGCTTGATTATGGACGGTCGTGGTTATTTTGATGTTCGCATGGACTTCAGCGATCACGTTGAGGGTGAGATACGAATCTCGGCCAAAGACCCGCTGGACATATTAATCGACCCCGACGCAAAAGACGCCGACCCTAAAACTTGGAACGAAGTGTTTGAGTCTAAGTGGATGACGCTTGATGAGATCGAAGAGTTATACGGCAAGGACAAAGCTGAGCGCCTGTTGTTTGTAGCTGAGAACGGTATGAGTTTCGGACCTGACTCGGTTGAATATCAAGAGACACGATTTGGTGACACTGAGACCAACGATGATTACTTCGGCGCTGGAGTTCCTGGCGATGAAGAGTACCGTAACGTAAAAGCGCTGCGTGTAGTAGAGCGGCAGCACAAGAAGTTATCTCGCGCAGCATTCTTCGTCGACCGATCTACTGGTGATCAAAGGCAGTGCCCCGACAGCTGGAAAGAAGCGAAGTGTAAGAAGTTCGCAAAGCAGTACGACATGGAGCTTATTACGAAAGTGATACGCAAAGTTCGCTGGACTGTGACCTGTGACCAAGTCGTACTGCACGACGACTGGTCCCCCTACAACGATTTCACCATTGTTCCGTTCTTTTGCTACTTCCGCAGGGGTCGCCCTTTTGGAGCGATCCGCAACCTACTCTCTCCGCAAGAGCAGCTAAACAAGATTGCTAGCCAAGAGCTGCACATAGTTAATACTACAGCTAATAGTGGCTGGATGGTTGAGTCGGGATCGTTGGTCGGTATGACCGCAGATGACCTCGAGGAACACGGCGCAGAGACTGGCCTAGTGCTTGAATATGCGCGTGGTACGACCCCCCCGCAGAAGATTGGTGCCAACCAAATACCTACTGGATTGGACCGCATAGCGCAGAAAGCTGCAGCAAATATCCAGACTATTTCCGGAATTAACGACTCTATGTTGGGCACGGACAGTGCAGAAGTATCGGGTATCGCGATCCAGGCTAAGCAGAACCGTGGCGCAATCATGATCCAAGTGCCGTTGGATAACTTAGCTAAGACTAGGCAGTACCTTGCCGAAAAAGTGTTGAACCTCATTCAGACGTTTTACACAGAAGAGCGCGTTGTCCAGGTTACCAATGAGGATGACCCTATGCAGCCTAGAGAGCCGATGCTGCTTAACGCCATGACTCCAGAGGGCGACATCATCAATAACCTTACTATTGGTGAATACGATGTGATAGTTACCTCCGCCCCCGCGCGAGACAGCTTCGATGAGACTCAGTTTGCTGAAGCCCTCAGCCTCAGACAAGCTGGCGTCGCTATCCCAGACGATGCGATTGTTAGTTACAGCCACCTTCTCAAGAAGGAAGAGCTGGCCAAACGAATCCGTGTTCTGACTGGGCAAGAGCCGCCCTCCCCAGAGCAGGCCCAGGCCATGCAGGCTCAGCAGCAACTAGCAATGCAGAATCTTCAGCTTGAGACCATGAAGCTCCAAGCAGAGGTAGAGAAGATTCAGTCAGAAACTTCTATGAATGTGGCGAAGATACAAGAAGTTGCGGAAGTTAATCCGCAGGTTCGTATGGCTGAGCTGCAAGCGAAGATTCAGATGAACAACGAGCAGTTAGCACTTCGAAGAGAACTGTCTTCTGCTACAAACAGCATCAGGGAAAACCAAGCACAAACCAGCGCTGCTACGAAAATTGCTACTACAGCTATGCAGCAATCTAGACCCCAAAACCAACCCCAATAGGACTTTGATATGAGTGACCAAGAAAATACATCAGCCGAAGAAAAAGCACTTGAGTTTGACGTAATGCCTGGTGCGGATCGACCCGAGGCAGACGATACCGTTGAGCTGGACCTAAGTTTTGAAACACCTGAAGAGGTCATTGAAGAAGAGACTGTGGCAGAGGATGCAGAAGAAGAAACCGCTACCGAAGAACCCGAGGAAATTGTTTCTGAAGATGAACAAAGTACAGAAGAAGAAACAACCCCCGACGCCGAGCTAGAAGAAGAGCCGGTAGTAGAGGAAAAATCGGCTAAAAAGCCAATGGTTCCTAAAGCTCGGCTTGATGAGGTACTAGCAAAGCAAAAAGCTCTGCAGAAACAGCTAGATGAAATCAATGCAGCTAATGAAAAAGCTGAAGATGCCCCAGAGGACTACGATTTCGACGCGAAAGAAGTCGAGTACCAGAACATGGTATTGGATGGTGAGACAGAAAAAGCTGTTGCTCTACGACGAGAGATCAGAAAGGCCGAACGAGCGACTCTAGAGTACGAAATGCGCCAAGAAATGAGTCAGACGGTGAATCAAGATCGCCAAATGACGGCGCTTCAGCAAGCCGCTAACGCCATGGAAGATGCTTACCCCGTCTTTAACCGTGACTCGGACGATTACAACGAAGATATAACTAACGAAGTTGTTGAACTGCGTGATGCCTTCATGATGAAGGGCTACGAAGCTGTAGATGCGCTATCAAAAGCCGTTAAGTACGTCGTAAAAGACCACGATCTAGACCAAGCGCAAGAAAGTGCGCCAAGTTTGGCAGGTAAAGCGCAAAAAACTGATGAACTCGCCAAGAAGCGAGCGCAAGTCAGTAGCAAATTGAAGGCAGCAGATGCCCAACCGCCTGAACTGCCAGGTGAAAGCTCAGCGCACCATGGCGAAAGGGCCCTCGACCTGTCAACCATGACGGAAGAAGAGTTCGCTGCCCTGCCTGAAGCAACTTTGAAGCGCCTACGAGGCGATATTTTATAACGAGGTAACAAATGCCAGTTAAAAAAGACCCACGATTAGCCCGAGCTGGAGTCTCGGGCTTTAACAAGCCCAAGCGCACCCCTTCTCACCCGAAGAAAAGCCACATTGTGGTGGCAAAAGAAGGTGACAAGATCAAAACCATCCGTTTTGGCGAGCAAGGTGCATCTACTGCCGGTAAGCCCAAGGCGGGCGAGTCCGAAAAAATGAAGAAAAAGCGCGCTAGCTTCAAAGCCCGACACGCTAAGAACATATCCAAGGGCAAAATGAGCGCGGCCTATTGGGCAAATCGGGCGAAGTGGTGATCGATGAAGACTCGTATCCACGTTAATCAACACAACATCAGGGCTAACAATAAAGGTGCAGACGAGCCGGTATTGACCATCAAGGACTATAAAGTTAACCGCAAGGCTAACAAAGCAGAGATAGTCAATGCCGATGGCGAAGTTGTTGCCATCGTCGTGTACAGCCCAGACAAGCCCCTCTCCTGCGGGGCTAAGGTCTGGATCGAGACCGCGCTAGAGGTGGTGGTGTAATGGCTAGAAGTGACGAACCTAAATGGAAACGCATCGTCGCCGCTGTAAAGGCGGGGTCAAAAGGCGGTAAACCTGGACAATGGAGCGCGCGCAAAGCACAACTTGCCACGCAACGTTATAAAAAGTCAGGTGGCGGCTACTCTGGGCCGAAGACTAAGGCCCAAAAGTCTCTGTCTAAGTGGACTAGCGAGGAATGGGGCACTAAGTCTGGCAAGAACAGCACTCAAGGCAAGAAGGCTACGGGTGAACGGTACTTACCCAAAGCAGCTCGTGACGCGTTGAGCAAGAAAGAGTACGCCAAGACCAGCGCAAAGAAGCGCGCTGACACTAGAGCTGGTAAGCAAGTTAGTAAGCAGCCCAAGAAAATAGCTAAGAAAACTGCACGTCACAGATAGTTGTTGCATTGTATTATTAGCTGTACTAATATGATTTATACGTCTATCAGTACGATAACTGGTCGGCCCGTAGCCGTAAAAAACGTACCCCTCGCCTGCACAAGGCGTAAAACCTGCCGAGGTCGCGCCTCGTTAATAAGCGCTAGTTCGTTGCTACACGATACGTAGATACGGATTAGCCGCTCCTAAAGTCGGCTGAGTAAGTGGCGTGTGCCACAAAATTATTTAACCCATTTAATTAGGAGCCCATCATGGCTTTAACAAATTTCGGTACGCTTACTGGCGACCAACTCCAAGCCTGGAGCCGCGACTTCTGGAAAGTAGCTCGCAACCAATCTTTCATCAACCAGTTCGCTGGTGCTGGTTCAAACGCAATGGTACAGCGCGTAACTGAACTGACTAAAAACCAAAAAGGCACCAAAGCTAACATCACTTTGCTTGCTGACATGACTGGTGACGGTATCACTGGTGACAATACTCTGGAAGGCAACGAAGAAGCCCTCCGCGCGTATGACATCAGCATCGAGCTAGATCAGCTGCGTTTTGCTAACCGCATCGCTGGCCGTATGACCGACCAGAAGACTGTTGTTAACTTCCGTGAGCAATCTCGTGACGCACTTGCTTATGCAATGGCTGACCGCTGCGACCAGCTGGCATTTTTGTCTATGTCTGGCGTTGCTTACACTCACAAGAACAACGGCGGCCTGCGAACTGTTTCTGGTTCTGCTGGGCACGAGCTGGTTGACCTTGAGTTTGCTTCTGACGTATCTGCCCCTACTTCAGATCGTCACCTGCGAATCAACGGCACTGGCTTGTCAGCTGGTGACACTACTGCTGTAACCAATAGCGACACCCTTGGTTACAAGCACATCGTTAACCTGAAGGCTTTTGCTAAAGACAACTACATCCGTGGTATTCGTGGTGCTGGTAACCAGGAAACTTTCCACATGTTTGTAACTCCACAGCAGATGGCTAACCTGAAGCTTGATACTGACTTCATCGCTAACGTCCGTAACGCTGGTGTACGTGGATCAAGCAACAGCTTGTTCGCTGGTACTTCAAGCCTGATGGTTGATGGCGTGATGATCCACGAGTTCCGCCATGTGTTTAACACTTCTGGTGCAACTACTGGTACTTCCTCTAACGCTGGCGCAGCTGGCTACAAGTGGGGCGCTGACGCTGACGTAGTTGGCGGACGTGCTCTGTTCTGTGGTGCTCAGGCTCTGGCCCTGGCTGACATCGGTCTGCCTGAAATGGTTGAAGATACTTTCGACTATGGCAATCAGTCTGGTATCAGCGTAGGCAAGATCTTCGGTCTCCGTAAGCCTAAGTACAACAGCGACATCAGTGGCTCTGTACAGGACTTCGGCATCATCGCTCTAGATACTGCCCAGTAAGTAAGATTAAACCCTCTCCTCCTTCGGGGGGAGAGGTTTCTTTTATATAGGACCTAATCATGAAGATTGTATGTAGTGAAGATTTGCGAGTCACCACTATGGGTGGCACAGCTGTTTTGTTTGAAGCAGGCGTACCAAGAGAAATCGCCGAAGAAATTGGCTTGTTAGCCATTCAGATGGGCGCAAAAGAATACAACGACAAGTATGTCGAAGAGGAAAAAGCTGAGATCGCTGAGTTTGAAGAGGTAATTGACACAGTGATTGATGAAGTATTTGAAGTTAAAACTATTGATACAAACCTTGTCACCACCCTCGAGAAACTGATCGAAGAAGCTGACCCCAACTCATTTAAAACCGATGGCACCCCCAAAGCAGCCGTCGTTAACAAGATGCTAGGTCGCACGGTACGAACTGATGAGCGAGAAGCAGCTTGGGAATTAGCACTTAACTCATAGGTATACAGCATGGCAGTAACAGTACAGAGCGTCATCGACCGAGTACAAACCGTACTGCAAGACACGACCGGCGTTCGCTGGCCTGCAACTTCAGAGCTTGTATTGTGGGTAAATGACGCCCAA